AACCCAGCCTTGCTGCATAAAGACGGTGACGAAACTCTTCCTCTTCAAAAAACCTCACGTTTCCTGCAAGCGCAACAGTTGTTCTTTAACGGCGTTATTGGAGACAAAACCAATTTGCGCCAATACATCACGGATACAGCGCCTTACTTCTTATGCAACTTTGTGATCATGGACGGCAAGTTTTCGCTAAAACCTGCTATTCCAGTGATGGAAGACAGCGGCCAGATCAATCTTGGTCCGGTGCCGATTGAACAGCTGTTTACGGCTGGCAACATCCTTGAGGACAGCTACAAGCTTGAGTATTTAAGAAGCGAGGAGCGTAGGCCCTTCAAGGCAGTCATGCGCTACAGGCAGGAGACTAAAAACAAGCTGCCTGAAGAAAAAGTTGTAGAGGTTAAGTTGCCAAATCAGCTGGAAGAGCACGGCCTGACCCTGCTGCCCCAAGAACAGTTTGATTTGACTCAGTTCTGCACTTCAAAGGATCACGCAATCAAAGTCGCCAAGTATTTCTTGGGTATACGCAAGCTGGTGTCGCACACCATCAGCTTTTCGACGACCGTGCATGGATTGAGCTTGCGTGCAGGCTCTTACATCAAGGTGATAACTGAAGCTACTCCGTACAGTGCAGCCAACACAGGCACAGTTAACAGCAGCGGCGTTGTCACCAGCGTCAGCGAACTGGCAGATGACACGTACAACGTTTCGTACTTTAAGACTGGCTCGGAAGACGTAGAAGAAGGCACCATGCAGGTGTCAGGCGGAGTTGTGGCTGACAGCACGTTCCATGACACCGTTTTTACGATCAAAAACACAACCGTTTCACAGAACGTCTACGTCGTGGAACAACTGACCTTTTCCCAAGAGGGAACGGTGGACATCGTTGCCTCAGAGCATCCTTGCGATGATGATGGCGTAAGCGAGCTTGCGAAGCTGATCGCAGGCGATTCTGTTATCACGGTTCGTTCCTGATGGCCTTTCCTACTCTGCAGCCCACTGGTCGCACCTACGACCCTGGCAGCTATTCCGTTAAAACCTTTAAGGCGCAAAACGGTAAGGAGCACCGGATTTTGTACGGCAGTGAAAGAACAGACGTAAAGCTAAGTTTGTCTTACGCCAACGTTGGCGATGCAAACGCTGAGCAGTTTTTAGATCACTATGACGAGGTGCAGGGTACGTTCAGCACGTTTGACCTACCCGACAACGCCCTTGCTGGCTGGTCATCCAACACTGATGCGTTGAGGCCAGAAACCACAGAAGTTGCAACTGTGACTTACACGGTCACTGTTGTGGACGACAGCGGCAACAAGTATCGGTTCAACGGTGGTGACACCAGCGCTGAGACCTTGGAGCTAACAGAAGGCACAGTTTATTTGTTTGATCAATCTGATTCGTCAAACTCTGGGCACCCTCTGCGTTTTTCAACCACTAGCAACGGCACCCATAACAGTGGAACGGAATACACAACAGGGGTAACGACGTTTGGAACGCCCGGGTCTGCTGGGGCTTACACGCGAATCAAGGTGGCTACTGACGCTCCAACGCTGTATTACTACTGCTCTGTCCACTCTGGAATGGGCGGTCAGGCGAATACGCCTGCAGCTACTGCAACAGCCTCAACTTCTGGCACGCAGGCTAAGTATCGGTATGAAGGCCCACCGCAGATAGCCCAGGTGCGGCCTGGGGTTAGCACTGTTACAGTGAATCTGATTGGCGTGATCTGATGGCAAAGGTCTACACCGGTAGAGATGGCGTTATGCAGCTCGGTGGAACGACCCTTGCCAAGGTCGTTAATTTTCAGCTGTCGTCGAACCTAGAAACGCTTGAAACGACAACGCTGAACGAACATATCCGCAGCTACTCACCGGGTGTTGCTGGCTATAGCGGCAGTGCAACGTTGTTGTATTACAAGGAAGACGACGGCACATTTAATACCACCGACATTCTCAACAAGTTGTATAAGACCGGCACTGACGGTGTTAGCAGCAGTGACACAGTTGAGCTGACCTTCCGTTGGATTGATGGAACGGACAACAACGACATCAAGCTGACTGCTTATATCACCAGCGCCTCGATTGGAGCGGCAACTGGTGACATTGTTCGTGCTGAGATTGCGTTCCAGGGCACCGGAGCACTGGCTACCGTAACGATCTCATGACGGTATATCTTGGAACGCATGGCAAGGTTGAGCTGCAGCGTAAGTTCAACGGTGGCACGTTGTCTTCAACAATCAAGCCTGACGACGTAAACACGACTGCCAAGCGATTTAGCTTCGACTTTGAACACGGGCAGTTATTGACCGGTGATCAAATTGAAATTACAAGCACTGACGATAGCGCCCTTGATTTTATTGACAGCTACACAGATTCAAGCGTAAAAAAGTTTATTTACGTTGACGAGCTAGACGGCATCAGGCTTTATGACTCTTATGCCAATGCGGTTGGCGGTGGCTCGTCAAACGCTACAACGCTTGCTGCACCTGGCAATGACATACCGATTGAAGTAAAAGTTGAGAACGCAAGCTATCGAGTCGTTGCTCAGGTCAACAGTTTTGAGATCAATACTGAGAGAGAAACGGTTGATACAACTACGCTTTCAGACGAGTTTAGGCAGAGAGTCAACACGTTGATTTCTGGATCGGGAAGAATTAGCGCGTTCTGGGAATACACCGGAGACACGACTAATGAGCTTCCCAACTACATGATGGAGCTTGCGCTTAGAACGCAAGTTGGCAGTAATTTTGAGGGGCGATTTTATCTTAAGGTCAAAGATTACAACCCAAGCGGTGTCACTGCGCGATCAAATGACGAAATTTGGTATCAAGTGAACGGGATTATAACTGCAGCTGCTGTTCAGTTTGCTCCAGATAACACGGTACAAATTACTGCTGACTTCATCACGACTGGCGAAATTCAGCTGCGTATGGACCTTGAAACTGCCGACACTACGCTTACAGAAGGCGGAGATGAGGTCGTACTTGATCAAGACGACACTGCTAGCCTAGATCTAGACAGTGACGAGTGACCTAGGAGCCCCCGCCAATGGCTGACAAAAAGATTAGTGAGCTTAATGCGCTCACTGGCTCCGCTCTTGCCACCGGCGACTTGGTTGCTGTTGTAGACACCAGCGCCAGCGAAACCAAAAAGCTAACGGTTGGTGATTTAGTCGCCAACGGCGTCACGTTAATCAGTGACGACACGATACCTGGCGCGAAGATTCTGTTTGCTGCAGGTGGCATCGCCACAGCAGACATTGCCGATTCTGCAATCACAACGGCAAAGGTCGCTGACGACGCGATTACAGCTGCAAAGCTTGCCAACGAATCAACCGTTGATCTGGTCACAACGCTGCCGGGATCTGGAGCGTTTACGGGTCAGCTTGCTGTTGATACTGATGACAACACCCTGTATTGCTGGAACGGGTCTGCCTGGCTGAGTCTGAAGGCTGCTGGTTCGATCAACAGCGTTGCTGGCAGCACGGTCGGCATTGTTGACATCACAGTCACCACAACCAGTGGCGCTGCCACGATTGCAGCAGTCATCAACGACACGTCTGCTGCTAACCAGTTTCTTGCTGGTCCGACCAGTGCTGGTGGTACGGCAACTTATAGGACGATTGATGGCAGTGATATTCCGGTTGCGACGAGCAGCGCTAAAGGCGGTGTGATCGTCAACGGTGAAGGACTCCGCATGGACTCCAACACCATTGAGGTCGATAACGACGTTACGGCTAGCTCAACGCACCATATCGTCACCTATAGCGCGAAGGGTCTGATTACAGGTGGCCGTGCCATCACGGCTAGCGATCTACCTGCTGCAACCAGTTCTGCAAAGGGTGCTGTTATCCCTGGAACGGGCTTGGCTGTTGATAGCAGCGGCAACCTGAATCACAGCAACACTGTTTCAACGGGCACCTTCACGAAGGTGACGATTGACGCTCAGGGTCATGTGACCACTGGCGCAACGCTTGCTGCTTCTGACATCCCTGATTTAGCGGCTTCAAAGCTTACAAGCGGGACGATTCCAGCAGATCGCATCGCTTCAGATGCCATTACTGCAGCAAAGCTTTCTGACTCTTCAGTCACCAAGTTCGGTGGTGCTGGCGCTACTGACAACATCGTCACCTTCCCCGATGGTGACTTCAAAGGTCAGTTCTTCTTCGATGAGAAGAACGAAGACCTTTACATCTATACCGGGCAATCGTTCCTGCCGATCACGGTTATCAGCGGCAACCTAATTAACGCTGGAACGTATGACGCAAGCACCAACCTGCTAAGCAGTGTCACGACTGCAGGCTCTGCTGCTGGCTTTACGAATGGAGCGGCACTGCCTGCACCTGCTTCTGGCAACCTCAACTATTACGTCGTTGTAGACACGAGCGGCACCGGTTCAGGTAACGCGCCAGCAGAAGCACTAGCCCCACCGGACATGTTGATCTCGCTTGGTACGGGATCAACGTTCCAGCTGATTGACGTTTCCAACGCTATTGCTGGTCAGACCGCTGCCAACATTTCAGTTGTTCCGGTTGGCGGTGTTGCAGCAACTAACGTTCAGTCTGCAATCCAAGAGTTAGACACCGAAAAGATTGGTGCCGCTAGCCCGACGTTTACTGGGACGGTGTTGCTGGGCCAGAACGCTGTACTGGCGTTTGAGGGCTCTGCAGATGATGCAAATGAATTGACCATTACATGCAGCAATCCGACCGCTGATCGGACAATCACTTTCCCGGATATTTCCGGCAATGTCGTAACCACTGGCGACACTGGAACAGTTACGAGCACGATGATTGCGAACGCAACGATTGCGGACGCAGACATCAGTGCATCTGCTGAGATTGCAGTCAGCAAGCTTGCGAACGGCAGTGCCCGTCAACTGCTGCAGACCGCTTCTAACGGCACCGACGTTGAGTTCACCAGTAACGTCGATGTCCCTGGAACGCTAGACGTTACGGGCGTAGCAACGTTCGACAGCACTTCGACCTTTGCGGGTGTTGCGACGTTTAACGCCAACATCGTGATGGAGGGTACGTCGGCTGATGATCACGAGCTGACGCTGACTTGTAACCCGACTGCTGATGTAACGGTCACGCTGCCTGATGCAACGACAACTGTTGCTGGTCTTGCGGTTGCTCAGAGCTTTACGAAAGCACAGCGTGGAACGCCGGTTGCTTTGACTGATGCAGCAACGATTGCTGTTGATTTGTCACTGGGCAATAACTTCACCGTGACGCTTGCAGGCAGCAGGACGTTAGGCGCTCCAACCAACGTGACTGCTGGTCAATCTGGTGTGATCGTGGTCACGCAAGACGGCACAGGAAGCAGGACGCTGGCGTATAACTCGGCGTACAAGTTTGCTGGTGGAACGGCACCGACTTTGACCACGACGGCTAGTGCAGTTGATGTTCTTGCCTACTATGTGGAAAGTTCCAGCCGTATCACGGTTACTTCGCTGCTGAACGTCTCATGAGTATTCCTGGAGCTGCAAGTCCGCTGTTCATTGGAGCGGCGGCTGCTGATGCTGCGGCGTACCAAGTTGACCGTTCGCTTAGATTTTCGTCAGGCGATTCTGCATATCTCAATCGCACCCCTTCGTCTGCAGGCAATCGCAAAACGTGGACCTGGAGCGGTTGGGTAAAACTCTGCAAAAACAAAGGGCAAGTATTATTTCACTCCTACAGCGCACAAAGCGACAGCGGAGCGTTTTTCATTGATTACTTAAGTGGTGGTTCCTTAAGAGTGCTTGGTTGGTCGACTGTATGGAGAACAACTTCCGCAGTTTTCCGTGATTTTAGTGCATGGCAGCATGTGGTCGTTGCTGTAGATACCACGAACGCTACTGCTAATGACAGGATCAAGGTGTACGTAAATGGAAGTCAAATAACTGATTTTTCTGCACTTAATAACCCTAGCCAGAATGCTGACCTTGCAATAAATCAAGCCGCTACGCATCGCATTGGCAACTACACAGATGGAAGCAATAACCACGACTATCTTGACGGCTACCTAGCCGAAGTGCATTTTGTTGACGGTCAAGCACTTGCGCCGACCGACTTCGGTGAATACGACAGCAACAATGTCTGGCAGCCCAAAGAGTTCGCTGGAACGTATGGACCTCTGGTTAATCAAAGTCAAGATTGGAGCAGTGGTACATACAGCGGAACGACACCAGGCAGTGGCTATGAAGTAGCTAAAGCGTTTAATAATGTAGGTGTCCCCGGCGATAGTTTTGGCACAGGAAAGCTGTGGGGCTATTACCCTGGATCGGCAACTTTGACGCTTCCTGCTGCTATTACTCTTACTGCTTCTAGCACTGTTGAGCTTTACACTTGGCACAATACTGGCTCTTCAGGCAACATTACTTTTACGTGTAGCAATGGCTCAGTAGCGGTAACACCAGTCGATAATGCAAATATCGCTTCAACAGTTGTAAGCAACCCTTACACAACTTTTGGGGCGTCAATTACTGCGATCACTGTTAATTCAAGCGGATCAGATTGGACTGCGTTGGCAGGCATTGTTGTTGATGGAAAACTTTTGGTTGATTCAGACGTAACTGTTACAGACAACAGTTTTTACCTAAAGTTCGCTGACAACAGCAGCAACGCTGCGCTTGGAACGGATAGCAGCGGCACCTCGAACACGTTCACAGTCAATAATTTAAGTGCAACGGGTATTACACCTCCAACTGCAACCGTCGTTGGAGATCCAACAAGCAGCACCGACAATCCCTTTGGCAGTGGCAACGGCTATAGCGTTGATTTTGACGGTAACGACGAGATCAGATTTACAGGGCCTGGCACAGTCACGGGAGATCTTACGGTCGAATGTTTTTATAAAATGACTTCAGGTAGCGGTTACAATCGAATTTTTTCTACAAAAGAAGATTCGTACAGTTCAGAACAAACAATAATTCGTAGGCACACAAACGGCAATTTGCAGTTTTACTTTGGCAACGGTACTCCTGAGCAGCAAAGCGGTTCTATCAGCTCTGGCACTTGGCGTCACGCGGCGATTGTGTACGACAGAAGCGCTGGCACTGTTTCTTACTATGACCACGGTAGTCGTGTAGGCACTGACTCATATAGCAGTGACGTGCCTATCACTCAAATGGTAGCTGCCGGTGGATATGGGTCTGAAAATTTTAATGGTAAGATTTCAAATGCTCGCATCACAAAGCAGGCTTTATACAGCGGCTCGTCTTATACAGTGCCAACCAGCACGCTGACAACAACTAGCCAAGGCGCAACAGCTTCAAACGTTACCTTGTTGTGTTGCCACCAAAGTTCTACAACTGCAGTAGAGGGAGGCAACGGCAGTTCTGCGGATATTGACAGCCTGATCGACACGCCGACGAATTACACGGCAGGTTCTGGCAACAATGGCGGGAACTATCCAACTTGGAACCCACTGAGTCAATCATCTTCAACATTTAGCAACGGCAATCTGCAAGCAACTACAAGTGGCGGTTCTGGCTATCCGCTTGAAACTGTTAATTTTTACACTCCACCCGGAACTGGGAAATGGTACTGGGAGTTCCAATTAAGTGCTCTAAGTGGTAGCAACTACACGATGGTTGGGATGCTTCCTACTGACAGTGATTACCAACAAGGAAATTCAAACACTCCAAAAGAAGCAGGAGGCGTTCAAGTTTATGTTGGTTACGATGGTGATGTAGATACTGCTACTGGCGCAGCAACAGCAGGAACCGACACAGCGACTTTTGGTGTTGGCGATATTCTTGGCTGGGCTTTTGATGCTGAAAACGGCACCGTTAAATGCTACAAAAACGGCGTAGCACAAGGCACTCAGTTTACGAGCGTGAGAACTGACGTTGGCTGGGCGTTTTGCGTAACTGACTATGACAACTCGGCAACAGCGACATATATCATCAATTTCGGCCAACGCCCATTTGCGTACACGCCACCAACAGGTTATTTAAGTCTCTGCACAACAAATCTACCGGACCCAACGATTGCCGATGGTTCGACGGCGTTTGATGTAGCACTATGGACCGGAAACGGCACATCGCAAACAATTTCAGGTTTAAACTTTAGCCCTGATTTGGTATGGAATAAAAGCAGAAGCACTACCCGGCAGAATCATCTTGTTGACACAGTTCGCGGAACAGGTAAGCGATTGTTTTCTGATTCAACCGAAGTCGAAAACAGTGCTTCAACAAATCTGACTGCATTCAATTCAGACGGTTTTGATCTTGGAAGTTCTGCTGACGTAAACCAGAACGGCACAACATTTGTGGGCTGGAC